AAAGATTATAAAAAGACCCCCATAAAAGACGCCGACGTAGTAACAATAGATAACAATATTATAGATATAGAAAGCGACTAAATCCCCCCCCTTCTTTTTTGCCGACCCCTCTACCTGTATATATGTATACCCCCCTCTCAAAAAAAAATTCCATATATGGTGCTGCTAAAAAAAATTTTTCTATATATTGACAAGTCCTGAGAAATCACGAACAATGCAATCATATGAAATAATTATGTTGTTTTAGAACAACTATCTCCCCAAAATAAAATCGTTCAAAAAAAATTATTTCATTACTGAAAAGGGAAGGGTGCGTTTTAATTCCATTTTTCGTACCCTTTTTTTAAAACAGACATAATGAGTCAGAATGAGTAAAGAACAATTATCAGATATATTAGCAGAACTAGCATTAGACCCAGTTATGTTTGTTGAAACAATGCTACAGGTAAAACCTGAAAAATGGCAAAGAGAATTTTTACAAAACGTCATGCAGAACCCAAGATGTGCTGTCAAGTCAGGGCATGGCGTAGGTAAGACAGCAGTTTTATCTTGGTTGATATTGTGGTGGGTATTTACACGACACCCTTGTAAGGTTGTCTGCACAGCCAATACTGCCCACCAATTATCAGATGTTCTATGGGCTGAAGCTCAAAAATGGGCAAGACGTTTGCCTGAAAGTTTTTATTCGCAAATGGATATGAAATCCGACAAAATTAATATTGCAGGTTCGACAGACTCGTATGCTGTGGCTCGTGTGTCTCGTAGAGAAAACCCAGAAGCCTTACAAGGTTTCCATTCTGAAAACCTCTTGTTTATTATTGATGAGGCATCAGGGGTAGATGATAAGATATTTGAGGTAGGCGAAGGTTCGCTATCAACACCAGATGCTAAAGTTGTTATGACTGGCAATCCTACTCGTACATCAGGTTATTTTTTTAATGCGTTTCATGCAATGCGTGACCGTTGGACTAAAATGACTGTAAGCTGTGCTGACTCATCACAAGTATCAAAAGAATTTATTGAGGATATGAACATAAAATATGGTTCTGACTCAAACGTATATAGAGTTAGGGTACTTGGCGAGTTTCCAAAAGCAGAAGATGACACTGTTATACCACTTTATATGGTAGAAAGCTCTATAGATAGGGATATTGGCGTTGACCCTTATGAACCTGTTGTTTGGGGTTTAGATGTCGCCAATTTTGGCTCTGACAGAACCGCATTGTGCAAAAGACGTGGTGCTGAGTTAATAGAGCCTGTACGAACATGGCAAGGTAAAGACCTAATGGAAACAGTAGGTATTGTTATGAATGAGTACGAAATATGTAATTATAAGGACAAACCAACGGATATAATGGTAGATAGTATAGGTATTGGTTCTGGAGTAGCGTCAAGGTTATCCGAATTGGAACTACCTGCCAGACCTATACAGGTTTCCGAAAGTCCTGCTCTAAAAACAAAATATATGCGATTACGAGACGAGCTATGGTTTAGAGCAAGAGAATGGTTTGAAGGACGTGATGTACGCATTATGCAAGATGATAAATTAATAGAAGAACTAATAGCTCCTCGTTTTAAATTTACATCAAACGGAAAAATAAAAGTTGAAGCCAAAGATGAGTTTAAAAAAAGATTAGGTGGTCGTAGCTGTGACTTAGCTGATGCCTTTTGCCTAACCTTTGCACAACAAGCCTTTACAGCTTCTGCTCGTGGAGGTCATACACATTGGAATAAACCAATAGATTATAAGGACAGTTCATGGATTACCTAGACGAATTAGAAATAATGTTTGAAGAAGAAAAAGAATACGCTGCTGAAAATCCTGTAACTCATGCTATTTTTGTAGCTATGGTAGAAAATTTACAATCTATTAAAAAAACTGGTATAGATTGGGAAACAATATGTGATATTACATTGGCTTCTGCAGCCTATTGTTTTTTTAAAAGTGGTGGCTCACCAGATGAGTTTGTTGAAAAACTTACAACAGTTAATATTGCACCAGATAATATAGATATAAATTAGGAGGAAAATATGGAAAAAATAAAAGATATTATTGAATATATTCAAGATCATCAATGGGATTACGTTGATGCTGCATTAGGCGGTATTATCGGATTACTTTTATTCATCATTATAGTGAGTTAAAATTATGCAAAGAAGTCAAATATTAGCTATGGAGAGGGAAGCTAAAAAAACTACTCCAAAGAAAACAGAAAAAACTACTGAAAAAAAGAAAACAACTAAAAAAGGTAAGTAATGGACGATTTAGAATTTAATGCTCTATTGCGTAATGAGATAGAAAACGCATTAGGGTATTATGACTCAGAATACAGTACAGATCGTGAAACTCTCATGGATTATTACATGGGAGAAGAATATGGTAACGAGCAAGAAGGTCGTTCTCAAGTTGTTACAACAGAGGTTGCCGACACTATTGAGTTCATCATGCCTAGCCTTATGCGTATGTTTACGCAGACAGATGAATTTGTAAAATTTATGCCACGTCAACCTGAAGATGTAGAAGGTGCTAAACAAGCAACATCATACGCAAATTACGTTCTAAACTGTCAAAATAATGGTTTTGTTGTTTTACATAACTTTTTTAAAGATGCTTTGTTACAAAAACTAGGCGTTGTAAAAGTGTATTATGACGAAACGGAAGATATGAAAGAAGAAGAATATACTGGTCTATCTGATGACGAGCTAACACTATTGTTACAAGACCCTGCTGTAGAGATAGTATCACAAAATACAGAAGAATATGGTGAAGAAGGTGTTGATGAAATGGGTATGCCCATGTCAAATTACTCTGTTTCCCATGATGTTGTAATAAAACGTATGTCTTATGGTGGTATGATTAAAGTTGATAATATTCCGCCTGAAGAATTTTTAGTATCAAAAAGGTCATCATCATTAGAAGATGCTGACTTTGTTGCACATAGAACAACAATGAAAGTAAGTGACCTTATACAAATGGGTTATGATAGAGAACTTGTTGAAAAATATGCAGGATATACAGAACTAGACACAACATCTGAAGTGCAAAATCGTTTTCAAGATGTAGAAACAAATGGTGATACAGACTCAAGTGATATGTCTATGCGTGATGTATTGGTTGTTGAAGCCTATATTAAAGCTGATTATGATGATGATGGTGTTGCTGAATTACGTAGAGTTGTTACATTAGGACAAGGTTTTGAGATTGTAGAAAACGATACATTTGACCATATACCATTTGCTTGTTTATCACCAATACTAATGCCACACAGATTAGTTGGTAGAAGCATTGCAGAACTTATTATGGATTTACAGTTAATTAAATCTACTGTTTTACGTCAGTTATTAGATAATATATATCTTACAAACAATGCTCGTGTAGCTGCAGTAGAGGGTCAAGTAAATATTGATGATTTATTAAACTCAAGAGCTGGTGGTATTGTTCGTATGCGTCAACAAAATGCAGTACAAGTATTGCAACCACCTATGGTTGGTCAAAATGCTTTTAGTTTATTGCAATATTTAGACGAAATAAAAGAACAACGTACTGGTTTATCAAAAGCCTCTATGGGTCTCGATGCAGATGCACTACAAAGCACAACGGCTACTGCGGTTGCTGCACAAATGAGTGCTGCACAAGGTAAAATTGAGATGATTGGTAGAGTGTTTGCTGAGACAGGTGTTAAACAACTGTTTAGACTTGTGCTTACATTATGCTTACATCATGGCAAGAAAGAGCAAATGATACGTCTTAACAATAAGTTTGTACCTATTGACCCTTCTAACTGGAAACATGAGTATGATTTATCTGTTAATGTAGGATTAGGCTCTGGTCAAACTAACGAAAAAATGGCGTTCCTTGCACAAATGGCACAGAAACAAGAGCAAATATTGTTACAATTAGGTGCTGAGAACCCATTAGTAGATTTACAACAATACAGAAATACTCTTGCTGAACTTGCAAGTATGGCAGGATTTAAAGATGCAACAAGGTTCTTTAAAAATCCAGAAGATACGCCTCCGCAACCACAACAACCTCCGCCTCCTAGTGAAGCTGAGATGAAGATGCAGTTTGAACAACAAAAATTCCAAGCTGAATTAGAGTTGCAAAAAGCTAAACAAGATGCAGAACTTGCGTTAAAACGTGAAGAACTGCAAATGAAAATGCAAATACGTCAAGAAGAATTACGTTATGAAGCACAATTAAGAGGATTTGAACAACAAGTTGGTGGTAAGCCATCTACTAATTTACCGAGAGTTGAGTAATGTCAAATTTAGATGACCAAACATTAGAAATACTTGCTGGTTTAAATGCTGCACAACCAACGACACAACAAGTAGATTACTCAGGGTTTATGCAAGATTTTCAACCTGTGTTAAACGATCCTAACTATTTTGTACCGCAACAAGGGTTATTGCAAGATACACCTGTATTAGACACATTGTCAGATTTAGATGTTATGCAACAAAGACCACAAGTTGTTACAAATATGCTTGACCAATACCCAACACTTGAAAGTGACTTTCAGCGAAGTTTTGCAGTCAGCCCTGATACATTTAATATGAATGTTTATCAAAGATTACCTTATGACCCTAATTATTGGCAATCTTTTGTTAATCAAGGTGGTGGCACAACTGGTGGCGGTATTGATTTAGGTACTGTAATTGGTGGTGGTTTATTAGCTAATAAATTATTAGGTGATGATGGTGATGATGGTGGTGGTACAGATGGTTCTACTACAACAATAGATGATGGTGATGATGGTGGTGGTACAGATGGTGATGTCACTACTTCAACAGGAGTTACTTTAGTTAATACTGGCGGAACTACAACAACAAGCACTAATGGTTCAGGTACAAAAACTGGTGTTGATTTAATTACTAATGACGATACTGATGCAACAACTATTGATTCAAACGCAATTACTGGTGTTAATTTAATTAATACTGGTAATGATGATACTTCAACAACAAATGATGTTGGTTCAACTACTGGTGTCGATTTAATAACAAGTGGTATTAATAATACTGGTACAACTGCTATTGATGGTGTTACCACTAAAACAGGTGTAACAGATACAGATTTAGATAGCTCAAAAGATGCCGCTATTGATACATTAATAACTGCTGCAGATAGTGGTATTAGGTCTGGAACTATATCAGGTGCTGACATTGATTCTGCTGTAAATGATATAATTACATCAACATCAATAGCAAATGTTTCATCAGCTTTATCTTCATCTTTAACAAATTTAGGTCTTAACAATATTTCAGTTGCAGACGCAGCTAAAGGTGGAACTAATTTATTAACTTCTACAAACAGTGGATTAAGTGTAGGTCAATATATACCTAGTGCAAATCAAGTAGGTTCAGGTATTTTAGATTTAAGCCTTACTGGTAGTGGCATGACTGGCACATCTCCATATAGTATTTATGGCACTAATGTAGATAGACCAGCAGGAATGATTCAAATTGAAGGTGATGTTGTTGACAATGCTGGTAACTTTATTACAGATTTTTTTAATACTGAATTAACGTCAGGAATTGGTAACGCTGGAACATATTTAAATGATGTTACTAACATTAACGTTGGTGAAGCATTATCTGGTATTGGCGGTCTGTTATCACTTGCTGATATGGTAGATGATGCAAATGTTGGAAATACTTTAGGAACAGCAGCAGGTTTATCTGGATTTGGTTTATTTGGTGAGGCTGCACAAGGTATTGCTCCAGCTTTAGGAGCAGGAGCTTTAATAGCAAGTTTAGCAGGTCTTGGACAACCAGACCCTTCAAACGAAGCAGGTTTTGCACAAGTTGATACTAATTCTAATAATGTAACTCCATTTGGTATGGAAGGTGATAAATTTAATCAAGAAAATGTTAATCAATCAACTTCTATTGCTAATGCAATGAATAATGTTGTTAGTAATATTACTGGTAATTATGGTTTAAAAACAGAAGGTGATATTTTAGTACAAACAGGTGAACGTGACCCATTAAATATTACTTTTGGTGATATGTCGGAAGAACCAACAATAAATAATAGATTAAATTATAATACAAAAGAAGGTGATATTTTAAACACAACTGATGATGTAAGTAGATTTTATTATACTGGACAAGTTGGAAATGATGGTTCTGCTTTAGTAGATAATATTGTAAAAGGAACAAATCTATTATCATTAAAAGCAGTAGCTAATGATGAAGATACTATTAACATGAAAGATTTTAGATTACCTGCATTTTCATCAGATAAAGTAAAAAATCAATATTTAGATATGGGTCTTGATGAAACATCAGCAAATGCTTTAACAAACGCCTCTCGTAGTGGAAGTGCTGCAACATCAGAGTTGTTAGGTGGTTTATTAGTTGCAAATACAACAAATCAAGATTTATTTTTAACAGAGGCAGAAAAAACATCATTGTTAGAAAAAGGTTACACAGAAGAACAACTTGATGAAATATTATATGGATAATTAAAAAGGAGAAAAAATGGAAAACGAAGGTAAATTAAGACAAAACATAGATAGAGGTGAAAAAGCACAAGCTCTATTACGAAACGAAATTCTTATCGAGACTTTTGATTTTCTTGAAAAACAATACCATGACGCATGGTCAAATTCTTCTGTAGATCAAAACGAAGCTCGTGAAAAAATTTTTATGATGTTGCAAAACTTACAAACTGTTAAGCAACATATAGAAAGTGTGGTCATCACTGGCAAGTTAGCTAATGACCAATTAACTAAATAAGACCAAGCGTAAGCAGTCTAACAGGAGAAAAACATGACAGACGACAACCCAACTGGGAACGAACCTATCAACATGGCGGAAGCCACAAGCCTACTTCTTGACAGGCAGGAATCAGAAGATAATCCACAACCGAATCAAGAGGCACAACCAGAATCAGAGGTTGAAGAAACCCCTGATGTTACAGATACAGAAGAACCAACAAGTGAAGAACCTGATGAGGCACTTGAAGCTGTTGAGGAAGATGTATCGGAAGAATTAGATGAAGAAGTAGTATCTGAAGATGAAGCTGAGGAATACGAGGAACAAGAATACTTTACTGTTAAAATTAATGGTGAAGAACAAGATGTTACCCTTGATGAACTAGCTGCAGGATATTCAAGACAATCTGATTATACTAAAAAGACAACTGAAGTAGCTAGTCAAAGAAAAGAAGTTGAACAGTTACAAGCAGAACTTTTACAGGAGCGTCAAGCTCTGCAACAAGGATTACAACAGTTAAACCAACAGTTGACATCACAAACATCTAACGAGCCTACTAAAGAATATTGGGATCAGCTTTATCAAGATGACCCATTAGAATATGTAAAGCAACGTGATGATTGGCGTGATAAAAAAGAACAATTAGCGCAAGTTAATGCTGCACAGCAGCAAATAGCACAGCAACAAGCTCAAGAACAACAAGTAGAGTTTCAAAAACACTTGGCTCAAGAGCAACAAAAGTTAGTAAAGGCAATTCCTGAATGGAAAGATGCAAAGAAAGCTGAAGCTGAAAAGGCTAATATGGTAACATGGGCAAAAAGAGCAGGATTTACAGATCAAGAACTAAATCAGGCTTCAGACCATAGAGCTATTGTTACTATGCGTAAAGCGTACTTATTTGACCAACTTCAAAATGAGAAACCTCTTGTTCAGAAGAAAGTTAGAAAAGCACCAAAGATGACAAAATCTGGTAAAAAACTTGTTAGTAAAAACTCCTTGAATAAAACTAAGGTTGATAAAGCCTTTAAAAAACTAAAATCAACAGGTAGCATGGATTCGGCTGTTGATTATCTTTTACAAAAATCCACATAACCCTAAAGGAGTTAATTATGGCAACATATAAAACCGCAAATGCTATCGGTGAAAGAGAAGATTTGTCAGATGTAATTACTCGTATTGACCCAGCAGAAACACCAATATTTTCTAATGGCAAAAAAGTAACAACATCAGGCGTATTTCACGAATGGCAAGTTCAAGAACTTACAGCAGCAGCTGATGATAACTATGTTGCAGAAGGAGCAGACTATTCTTATGTCAATCCAACTGTAACTACCAGACTTGGTAATTATCATCAAATCTCAGTACAAGCAGCATCAGTATCTGGTACATTAGATGTAGTAGATAAAGCTGGTAGAGATAAAGAAACAGCTTATGTTAAGGTTCTAAAAGGACTAGAACAACGTAGAGACATTGAAAAAGCATTATGTAAAAATGAGGCTCGTTCAGCATCAGACCCAAGAAAAGCAGGTAAAATTAGTTCATTTATAACTAATGTAAACCTTGTATCACCATCTACAACACCAACAGGTGATGGTAGTGATGTTTCTGACAAAGCTGGTACTAACGCTGCTCTTACTTTAGCAAAAATAGATGCTGCAATGAAACTAGCGTATGATGACGGTGGTCAACCTGACATGTTAGTTGTCTCCCCTGCTAATAAAGTTGCATTTAGTGACTTATCAAGTGGTTCAGTTGCAACAGCACAATTACAATATACAGCACCAAGAGAAATAGCTATTATTGGAAGTGTGTCAATGTATCTGACTGACTTTGGTGAGTTAAATGTTACAATAGATAGGCAAATGCTCAATGATACAATATTCTTATTAGATAGTGACCATTATTCAGTTGGTTCATTACCGAATAGACTATTTTCTGTATCAGATGTAGCACCTACAGGTGACGCAACTAAGTTTGCAATAGTTTCTGAATGGACATTTGTTCCAACAGCACCTAAAGCACACGCTATGGTTACAGACCTAAGCACATCTTAGTCTACAAATGGGAGGTGTCTTCGGACATCTCCCTACAAACAAGAGAAAGTAATGACAAAAAAAATTATTGGATATGACCCTATTCAGAAAAAAACTACATATTTTCATGGGGGAAATGATGGTCAACATTATGTAACTGTTGAACAAGAAACAAAACATATTATAGATAAAGCAAAAAATTTAGATATTGATTACAAACCTTATAACTTAGTTGGTAGTCAAAAACACATGAGACAAATTGCAGAAATTCCTTCAAATTTGTATTTTGAATTAAAAACAAAACTTGGAGACCCAAAACATAATAAAAAAGCATGGGCTAGATGGCTCAACGATCCAGACAACAAATTTTTTAGAACAGGTGGCGGTAACATATAATGGCAATATCTACTTACGCAGAACTTAAAACAGCTATTGCTAATTTTTTAGCAAGAGATGATTTAACAAATGAAATAGATGATTTTATTGACTTAGCTGAAAGTCGTATATCTCGTGAATTAGAAACACGTTCACAAGACACAAGAACAACACTGACAACTACAGCAGACAATGCTTATGTATCTTTGCCAAGCGATATGCGTACTATTCGTAATGTAAAAATTATGAATAATCCAAGAGTAACATTAAGGTTTTTATCACCCTTACAAGTAAAAAAAGAATATGCAACTACAGCAACTGGCTGTCCTAAAGTTTATAGTGTCATTGGTGAAAATTTGTTTTTAGCACCAATACCTGACTCTACCTATAACATAGAACTAACGTATAAAGGCTCTGTAAGCTCTCTTAGCGACAGTAACACTACAAATACTATATTGACACGCTATCCTGATTTATACCTCTATACGAGCTTATTTCACGCTTATACGTTTTTGTTAGACGAACAAAGAGCAACACAATATGAAGCATTAATACAAACTATATTACAACAAATCAGAGTAGATGATGAAAAAGGTAGTTATGGTGTTGGTTTAGAAATGCGAAGTGTATATGGAGAATAAATAATGGCAATGAATACACCTTTTGGAGAATGGTTGCCTGACCAGCCTGATAACACTAGCGGAGTGACAACTGCAAAAAATGTTATTCCTGCTGCACGAGGTTATCGTGGCTTACAAGATTTATCGCAATACAGTAATGCTGCCGACAATAGATTAAGAGGTATCTTTGCAGCTAAAGACGATAGCGGTGATCCTAAAATATTTGCAGGTGACGTAACAAAACTATATGAGTTTACTAAGTCTAACTCTAATTTAACAAATATATCTAAAGCAGGTAATTACACATCATTAGGTGATGAAGATATATGGAAGTTTATAGATTTTAGTGGTTTTGTTATTGGTGCATCAGGACACAACAATATATTGCAAGTATATGATAATGGCACAAGTTCTGCTTTTGCTGACATATCTGGTAGCCCTGCTGCTAAACATATTGCAGTTGTTGGTGACTTTGTATTTACTGGCAATGTTAAATATGGCGGTACAGCTTATCCTAATCGTGTTTATTTTTCTTCTCTAGCGTCACACACTGGTTGGACAATAGGTACAGACCAATCT